AGGTAGCTAAATTGACTGATAGAAACGACCATACTGGTGCTGTAATCGAATTAGCAACATTTTTAAATAATACAAAGGCTCTTAAGTTGTTACAAGCAATTGAAACAATACATGACATCGAAGGTTCTATGCCATCGGAAGTTTCTAAATATAGAAGTAGTATCCTAAAAGATTTGACAGATAAATTCAAATCAAAATACGGAGATGATGCGGCTAAAGAATTAAGTAAAGCGTTTTAATAATAAATAATATGATAAAACTTACTCAACTAAACGAAGCATCGGAAGTAAAATTCAAAGAATTAAAACCTATTCAACAAAAACAGGTTGTGGCATTTCAAAGAGTAATTGGTGCAGACCATTCTCAAATTTTTGCTGGTATTCACGGAATGGTTGTAGATATTCCAGCAAGAGGTAATTTTGGAACTGGTTATCGTTTTGGAGCTGATACTCTTAAAAAATTATTAGCATTAAAGATTCGTTGGGTTGAAGCGGATGGTGATGTAATTTCAATAGGATTTTAATATGAAAAGTTTAAAAGAAGCATTTGTAAAAGGACAAACTTATGGAGGAACTGCTTGTAAAGGTGGTTGTTTTATGGGTAAGGAAGGTTTAAAGAAGATAATTAAAATATCTAAAGAATTACCTAATAACGTTTTTATGTTTAGAGATGATAACTACTCTGGATTACAACCCCACTTTATTAAGAATGGTGTAATAGCAAAAGCAAATACAATTGGTAATCCATCATATGATTTGCAAAATAAAAAATTAAGAAACTTAAATATAGGTAAAGATGTAATTCTTTCTGTTAGATTATTTGAAGGAGTTAATGAATCTATAATGACAGAAGGGGTTTGGTCTAAAATTATGGCTGGTGTTCGTAAAGGAAGTCAATCAGGCCCTTGGACAATTGTAATAATCCAAAACAAAAAAGTAATACATCAAGAACCTGTAAAAGTTAAAGATGCAATTCCAGCATCTTATGAAGGAATGAAAAGAAAGTTCAGAAATGCGGTTTTAGCAATAGAAGATAAGCAAGGACAAATAGTTTATTCAGAAAGAATTTAAGTATGAAACTTTCAGAGTGCATAATCGTATCTAAAGAAATTAAAGATAAGTTTATTCTAGCTAAAAATAGAGATAGAGCTTATAATCCATCTTTAGAAATCGTACATACTATCATTGATGGTGTGGAAGTTGCATATCTACATGATTTAATAACTGATTGGAGTGAGGGTTTAAATGAAAACGGAATTGGTGTTGTAAACTCAGCACTATTAGTTGGACACGATGAAGCTGAAGCTAAGCTTGTAAAAAAAGCTGGTAAACCTGGACCTGATGGTGATAAGATGAGAAACATCATTAAGCAACCTACTTTAATTGATGCAGTACGAGCTGCACTATCATATAAGGGCAAGAGTGGATTATCTCTTAAAGGTCATACATTTGTATCATCTACAAAACATATGGTTAGTATTGAAACTACATCAAAGCATAAGCCTGATGTTAAACTTCAAAACTCTGAATCACCTGTTGTTCGTACAAATCACGGACATATGTTCACCGATGCTGGATATACAAGCGGTGAGAAATATTTAAGTTCAAAAATGAGAAAAATATCAGCAGAGAAATCAGTTGATAAAGTAGAAGATTGGAAAGAAATAGCACAAGCTATGAGAAAGGAATACTTCCCAAAGAAACCTCAATTGAATATGAAAAGAGATACGGAAGAAATGTCTACATCATCTCAAACTGTAATGAATCTGACAGACCGTATATTACAAATAACTTACTTTAAAGGTAAGGTAAACGAATTCAAAGGTATTAATAGACAACTGCCTGATGGATATCAACCAAAGATTACAATTGAAGTAATCCCAGTTTAATTTCAACATTTTAATAGAATCATATTTATATACATACAAAATGTAAATATATTAATATGTCAACAGAATTTGAATTATTCAAAGGTAAATCATTAAGTGGTCTTTTTGAGGATATCTATAACAATCAAGTTTCTAAAAAAACAAAGATTAGTGCTCTAATTGAGGAACTAAAGAAAATGGTTAGACACGCAGGTGATATGGGAACTTTAGGTCCTGTGATTGGTGGGCTGATTGATAGTTCAGTTAGAAACGATGACCAATTGGTTAAGTTAGCAACAATAGCAACTAAGATTATAGCATCTGAAAAGAAAACGGAAGGACAAGAAGGATTCCTATCAGCATTTGAGAAAGAACAATTACTTAAAGATTTAGAAGAAACAAAAGAGCAAGTTGAAAGAGTTGATGATTTAGAATTTGAATTAGATGAATTAAAACAAAAAATGAAATAATATGGGAGGAGGTTTAAGTTCGGCTAGACTAGGAAACAGTATATCAATAGATTCATCAGATTCAATAATATTAGAATCCCAATTTGTAAATAAATCAGGAACAGTAGCTATTGTTTATGATATTATTATTGATGATTCGCATCCATTAGCAACAAATAGTTCTTTAATAGGAGCTATTAAATTCAGAAAAAAAAATAATATAATTACTGATGTATCTCAATTGCCAATAGCATATCCATTTGATAAAAATTTTAAAAATATACCAATTATAAATGAATCTGTGGAAATACATGAAAGTAGTCCCGGATTATATTTTTATAAAAGAATTACACAAGAATACAATCCAACAATATCAGCAGTTAAAAATGCTATATCTAATAATTTTCCAGAAAAAAAAGAAAATACTAATCAATCTAAAGAATATCAACAAAGATTAGATACTAATATTCCCAAAACAAATAAAAGTAATTCATCTTTGTATAATGTGTTTGGTAAGTATTATGAATCTCAACAAAATATACATAAATTAAAATTATATGAAGGTGATAGTTTAATAGAAAGTAGATTCGGCCAATCAATTAGATTTTCTGGATTTAATAATGCAAAAAATAAGTTTTCTCCAACTATAATAATAAGAAATAGAGAATCATCTAATAATATAAAATTAGGAGAAACACAAAGTGTAGAGGAAGATGTGAATTTAGATGGTACTATAATAGCTTTAACATCTGGAGAACACCAATTAGGGTTTATACCAGGCACAGTGGATGATAAAGGTAAAGGAGATTTTAAAACAAAACCAGAATCATTTGAAGATTATCCAACAAAATTAATTGGTGACCAGTTACTTTTAAATTCTGGAAGAATAATATTATCTGCAAAAAGTGGAGAAATGATATTCTATTCAAAAAAGAATTATGGATTTATATCAGATGGTTCAATGTCAATTGATAACCAAGGTGGTATTGATATAAGTGTTGGTGATAATATTAATATTATAACAAATGATAGAGATATAAACTTTGTAACTGGAAATGGTACAATGTTTTTTGGTAGTGTGGATTTAGAACCAATGGTAAAAGGACAACAATTAGTTGATATATTATCAGAACTAATAGATGCAATAGGACAACAACAATATCTAACACCATCAGGCCCATCTGCATTAGGACCTGTAAATTCTCCTGATTTTGGTATGATTAAATCAAAATTGAATAGTCTTTTAAGTCAACGAACTCAATTATCATAAGATGTCTTGGGTAACATTTAAACAAAATATTGTAAGAATGAGTGAAAACCCTGAATCTATAAATGATATAGATTTAGTAGCTAAGACATATGCCGAAGAATATGATGCTTGTATAAAAAGGGGAATGGATGTTATTAGTATGGCCAGTGTAAAGAAGGGTAATGTAGAAATGATGAAAACATTATTTAAATTTGCATTACAACAAGGACAACTATCAACAGTAGCATATGATTTGGTTGGCGCTATGGGTGGTGGTGTAATTGCATATTGGAGTGCTGCAGCTTTAAATGAATTTCCAATACCAATAATTCCTGCACCTGGTACCGTTCAAAATATTGGAGTTTATTATAATATGGTAATGACTCCTGGTATATGGAAGCCTGCATTTTTAATTCCACCAACAACAATACCACAAACATTAGTAGATATTTTTATATTTTATGCACAAACACATTTAGCTACGGTTACTGGATTTATTATTACAAATTCTTTATATCCACCATATGCAACACCTGGTCCTGCTATAATAAATTGGACTGGGTATTTTATTGACCCATCCCCAATATCAGTAAAACTATCAGCTAACATTGATTTAGATGATATACCAAAACCACCATGGATTTTAGGAGGTGAAACATTACAATTAGTACAAACAACAAATACTAAAGATGATTTTGATTTAAATAGTAGTGATATAGATTCTGGACAATCATTAGCAATAGATGGACCAGATTATACAATATTATATGTTCCAGGAGTAATATCCGAAACACAAAATAATAATCCAAATTTTCCAAATGGATTTGATTATAGTGGATATACAGGAAAAGCTTTAAGTCCATCTGATACAATACGAAAAATATATGTACCAACAATGGAAAAAGTACACGTAGATAAACCAAAAGGAATACGAGTATTGATGGCAGCTCAAGCTATGATGGAAGGATATTTCCCAGGATCATTATCATTTAGAACAAATAATCCTGGTAATGTTGGTACAGATGGTATTCATATTGGAAAATTTGATACTTTAGAGGCTGGTATAGCGGCGCAATGGAATAAAGTATTGGGAAGGGTATTTAAAGGAACATCTCCATATTATAAAACAACATATTCATTATTTAAATATTTGTCAACATATGCACCTGTTATGAGCAAAGATAAAAACGGAAAATGGTATAAAAGTACTAATAACCCAACAGCATATACTAATTTTGTAATTAATTATTTTAAAGGACAGGGATACACAATTACATCAGAAACAACACTTCAAGACATTTATAATATATCCAAATAGGTTAAATCTCAAAAATACTTAATTTAAATATTTATAAACATAACAAACAAAGAATAGAATATTATGGACATGGATAAACTATTAGAAGCCATTCAAATTCTGATTAAAGAGGAGCTCAAAGAGCAATTACCTGCTTTAATTAAGGAAGGTGTGAAGGCTGAAATGAAAAAAATGCTATCTGAAACAAAGGTAGCACCAAAACCAGTATCAAAGAGTATCTCAATGGCTAAGGCTGTATTGGGAGATGATACTATTACAGAATCGGTAGTTCAAAAGGAAATACCAACAAAGCAATACAGCAAAAACCCAATGATTAACCAAATTCTTAATGAAACAAGAGGAGGTATCCCACAGGGTGATGGTGGATTTAGAACAATGAATTTTGGACAAGCAGATATGGGTTCACTTGTAGGTGGAACTGCATTAGCTGAAAAAATGGGTTATGGTGAAATGGCTAAAGGACCTTCTCCAACAGGATTGGGAGTAAACACTGGAGTAGCTGAAATAGATAAAGCATTGAATAGAGATTATTCAGAACTTGTAAAAAGATTTAAGAAGAAGTAATGGCAATTGTATTAGGACAAAAATTAGTACAAGATACTAAAAAGTATGAAGATTATGCGATAGGTATATCATTACCAATCCAAATCGGTAATACTGCGTTCAATCAAACCTTTACAACAAATGAGCAAATTAAATCAAATGTAAAAAATCTATTATTAACTAAAAAAGGAGAAAGAGTAATGCAGCCTGAATTTGGTAGTGGGTTGCAGGAATTACTTTTTGATTTTAATGATGATACATTATCTGGTAAAATTGAAGATGCGATAACAGCAGCTTTAGAGCAATGGTTACCATATGTTACAGTAGAACAAATAGATGTAGAAAGTACAAGCAACAATAGAGATAATAATTTAGTAAATGTTTCCGTAACATTCGGATTGTTAAATCAAGTTGATTTAAACACGGTATCTTTTACAATAGCCGCTTAATAAAATAAAAATGGGAATAACTGTAACAAATAAGAATTTTAAAAATAAAGGAAAAGAAGTAAAATATCTTGATAAGGATTTTATTGGATTTAGAAGTAATTTAGTAGAATTTGCAAAAAACTATTTTCCTAAAACATATTCTGATTTCAATGAATCATCTCCGGGTATGATGTTTATAGAAATGGCATCGTATATAGGTGATTCATTATCGTATTACATCGATGATACTTTAAAAGAATCATTGATGGTATATGCAGAAGACATAAAAAGTGTATTGGCATTATCTCAATATTTGGGATATAGACCAAAAGTAACTTCCCCAGCAATAACAACCTTATCAGTTTATCAATTAGTACCATCGATAGGTATTGGCTTAAATAACATACCAGATTCAAAATATTTTTTAAGAATAAAAGAAGGATTACAATCCATTTCAACAAAAGATGGTATATCATTTAGAACAACGGACGCTATTGATTTTTCGGAAGCAGCTAATAGAGAGATTAGTGTATATCAGAGAGAAGCGATAACTGGTGAACCAAGCTTTTATTTAATTAAAAAATATGTTCAAGTCATATCTGGTGAATTAAAAGAAGCAACTTTTACATTTGGTTCATATTCTCCTTTTGAAAAAATAACATTAAATGATACTGATGTTATACAAATATTAGATGTTAGAGATTCAAATAATAATAAATGGTATGAAGTTCCTTATTTAGCTCAAGAAATGGTTTTTGTAGATGTACCAAATACGGAAGTAAATGACCAAGACTTGTATCAATTTAAAACAACTGTACCATATATTTTAAAAACAATTAAAACACCAAAAAGATTTGTTTCAAAAATAGATGAAGAAAGTAGAACTATAATACAATTTGGTGCGGGGGATTCATCGGCATCGGATGAGCAATTAATTCCAAATCTTAAGAATGTTGGATTGGGTTTACCAAATTCCATAAGTAGATTAGAAGAATCGTTTGACCCAACAAATTTCTTAAAAACAAAAACATATGGCACATCTCCATCAAATACAACTATAACTGTTAAGTATTTAGTTGGTGGTGGTGTTAAATCAAATGTGTCAACTGGACAATTAACTAGAATTGATAAGATAGAATTCGAAGAAGATACACAGGCATTAAGTGATGGTGATAGAGCAATATATAGTGCAACTAAAAATTCGGTTGCAATTGATAATGAAGTTACTGCAGGTGGTGGTAG